AAGATGAGCTGTGAAATCTATACTTGGTTCAGCGATATGCAAGGGTTCGGATATACCTTGCGTTTGAAAGCAGTACAAATCCTTGAATTAATTGAATATCAAAATGGAAGTGCAAATGCATACGGATTTGATTCAGAAGAAGAGGGCTACGTAACGGATGGAGAATCGTTGGATACAGCGTTCGAAACCGAGCAAGCCCCGTTCTAGTGTATATAGGAGTCGCTTCGAAGCTCAGGTCGCTCTTGCCCTTTCGAGGGCAGGGGTTTCCTTCGAGTTCGAAACCTTGCGACTATCATACACCAAGGAAGCTACCTACACACCTGACTTTATCTTACCAAATGGGGTCATTATTGAGTGTAAGGGATATTGGCTTCCTTCCGACCGAACCAAGCACCTCAGAGTGCGTAAAGATAACCCTGACAGAGATATAAGATTTTGTTTTCAGAACCCATACAACACACTAAGCAAGAAAAGCAAAACCACATACATGGAGTGGTGCGAGAAGCACGACTTCCTGTGGTGCGACAAGATAATACCAACCGAATGGACACACTAGAATCAGCAATAACACACCAACCATGTCCCGAATGTAACTCAAGCGATGCATTAACCATTAACAAAGATGGTTCTTCAAAATGTTTTAGTTGCGGGGCATTCACTCCTACTAAAGGAGGAACACCTAAACCGATAAACACAAACGGATTTATTAAAGGAAAGGCAATCCCTATTCCTACACGAGGTATTCACGAAGATACCTGTAAGCGATACAACTATGAGATAGGACAAGTTAATGGTAAGCCATGCCACATAGCGAACTATTATGACTTAAACAAAAACCTAGCGTTCCAAAAGTATCGTTTCGAAAACAAAGATTTCTCTTCTAAAGGAAGCCCTAACTTTTTTATGGGGCAGCACTTATTTCCTAACGGAGGTAAGATGCTATGTATTACAGAAGGAGAGATTGATTGTTTAACTATGTCACAAGTCCAAGGTAATAAATGGGCGTGTGTTTCTTTACCATCAGGAGCTCAATCAGCAAAGACAATATTTAAACGTCAGCTAGAATGGCTCAACCTTTTTGACTCTGTTATTCTTATGTTTGACGAAGATGAGGTAGGACGTAAAGCAGTACATGAAGTCTGCCATATCCTTCCTGCAGGCAAAGCCAAGATTGCTCGACTACCTATGAAAGATGCTAACGAAATGTTACTAGCATCAAGAGGTGATGAATTACTCAGAGCATTTTGGGAAGCGAAAGCTTGGAAGCCTGATGACATTGTTGATGGTAGTGAGTTATATGAAAGACTTACTACTCCTAAAAACTTTGAATCTATCCCCTATCCTTTTACAGGATTGAATGACCTTACCCACGGCATTCGTAAGGGAGAGATTGTAACTTTCTGTGCAGGTTCAGGCATAGGTAAAAGTCATGTGTGTAAGGTAATAGCTCACCACATCTTAAAGACCACAGATTCTCGTATGGGTTACATAGCTCTTGAAGAGTCTATGGAGAGAACTGCTAATGGTATTATAGGTCTTGAGATGGGTGAGCTGTTACATATTAATCCACCTACGGACTCACCTGAATACAAAGAAGCATTTAATAATACTGTCGGAAGCGGACGAATGTTCTTATATGACCATTGGGGTTCACTCGATAGCGATAATTTAATCGGGCATCTCCGTTATATGGCGAAAGCCATGGATGTCACTCATATTGTGTTAGACCACTTGAGTATCGTGGTTTCAGGTATGGGTGACGGAGATGAACGTAGAATGATTGATAACACAATGACAAAGCTCCGTGCTTTAGTTGAAGAGACTAAGCTAGGACTTATCCTTGTAAGTCATTTAAAACGACCTGAAGGTAAAGGTCACGAAGAAGGTGCTAATACCTCACTAGCACAACTACGTGGCTCTGCAGGTATTGCTCAGTTGTCTGATATGGTTATCGGCTTAGAACGAAACCAACAAGACTTTGAAAATAAACATCGCACCTGTCTTCGAGTCTTGAAGAACAGATTTAGTGGCGACACAGGTATAGCCTGTAACCTTATCTACAACTCTCATACAGGATTGATGTCGGAGGAGACATATGTTCCTGATGGAGAAAACCCCTTCTAATATGAAATATTGTTCAAACTTCAAATACGACCTTAAAGTCGGTCAGACAGCTGAAAAGGAAATAGGCGAGATGCTATCTAAGAAAAAAATAGAAATAAAAAAAGATATGCTTGCCAAGAAGACAGGAAATGTTTTTGTTGAATATATGTCACGAGGGAAACCTAGTGGCGTAGCTAAAAGTGAAGCTGACTACTTCTGCTTTGTAGTTGAAAATCTTATTATATTTTACCCAACACAACTCCTTCGAGAAATGATTGAACCACTTAAGAAGACACGAGCTGATGTTAGGGGCGGAGATAATAACACATCACGAGGAATTATCCTCCCACTCACACGACTAATACCTACAACTGAAAAAACACAAGATGAATAACATTCTATTTTTTGACATAGAAACTAATGGTCTAAAGGACTTTACAAGACTCAGCGACTTAGAGTGTATACATAGTCTTGTTATCATTGATAACGAAGATAAAGTATATAAATATAAACAGTCTAACCTCAAAGAAGCTCTCTACTTATTAGAGAAAGCAGATATGATTGTTGGGCACAACTCTATAGGATTTGATTATCCTGTATTAAACAAACTATTTGGTTTTACCCACAGCAAAGTATACGACACAATGGTTATGGCGAAATGTATTTTTCCTGACCTATATCAAGCAAGCTTTGCAAACGAACCTGAGTTAAAACTAACATCTTCTCATAGTTTGAAAGCATGGGGACAACGTTTAGGAGCTCTTAAAGATAACCACGGAGAGACAGAAGATTGGACACGATGGACTCCTGAATTGGAAGCTTATTGTGTACAAGATGTAGTTGTCACTAAGAAGCTATTTAAGTTTCTAATGAAACGAGAGCCTTCTGAGCAGATGCTAGAACTAGAGCATACTTTTGCTAGAGTTATGCGTAAGCAAGAATACAATGGGTTTCCCTTTGATACAGAAAGTGCAAACAAACTTGTAGCAGAATTAATGATTACAAGACAGAAACTACACCAAGAGTTTCAAGCAATGTTTCCACCTAAAATAGAAACACTAAAAAGTTTTTGGTACACTAATGGTATGGGAGATAATTTCCCTACTAAGAAATCTATGATTGAGATAGGTTACTCAGCTAACCAAATATTTAAAGGTGCTCAAAAACAGAAAGAGATACCATTCAATCCTAATAGTCGTGACCAAATTTGTGAACAACTTATAAAGTTAGGTTGGAAACCCAAAGCTTATGATGGTAAGCGTCCTGCGATTAATGAAGGTGTATTAAAAGAGATAGGCACTCCCGAAGCATTAAAGTTATGCGAGTACTTACTTCTTACTAAACGTCTTGGACAGATTGCCGAAGGTAAACAAGCTTGGATTAAATTAGAAAACAATGGAGTCTTACATGGACGTGTTAACACTAATGGTACTGTATCGGGTCGTTGTTCTCATAATAATCCTAATGTAGCACAAGTACCTGCAGTACGTGCCCCTTATGGGAAAGAATGTCGTTCATTGTTTACTGCCCCTCTTGGGAAAGTATTAGTAGGATGTGATGCTTCAGGATTAGAGTTACGTTGCCTCGCACATTATCTTTCAATATGGGATGAGGGTGAGTATGGACGTAAGATTGTAGAAGATGATATTCACACAGTTAATCAAAAAGCTGCAGGCTTACCTACAAGAGATGATGCTAAAACATTTATCTATGGAACAATCTACGGAGCAGGTGATGCGAAGATAGGAAAGATTGTTGGAGGTACTGCTCAAGATGGAAAGAGATTAAAGAATAAATTTAAACAAAGTATTCCTGCTTATCAGAAGTTATGGGATGCTGTAGCTAACAAAGTCGAGACAAGTAATACCCTTATAGGTCTTGATGGTCGTAAGCTACCCTGTCGTTCATCGCACTCTGCGTTGAATCTTTTACTGCAATCTGCAGGTGCTGTTATCATGAAACAGTCAGTTGTAGAATTTATTAAGCTTGCCAAGCACCCTTATACTCTACACGCTAATATTCACGATGAGGTTCAGTTCTCTTGTGATGAATCCAACGCAGATGAGTTAGGACAAGCATTTGTTCAAGCTATAAAAAATGCAGGAGATACTCTTAAGTTTAAATGCCCGTTAGACGGAGAGTATAACATTGGTAATAATTGGGCGGAGACACACTAACATGCAAACCACATTTACTGTAACAGAAACATTCACAGTAACAGCCAACACTATTGGCGAAGTACAAACAGCAGTCAGTAATGGCGACTACTCAGACGTTAATGCTGATTTTGATAAATCCTACAAAGTAACCATTGAACCAAACATTTAACATGGAAGCATATATTGACGGAGATATGTTAGTTTATCGTTCAGCGTTCTCTAATGAAACAGAGACACGTTGGAATGATGACATACATACATTACATACAGATACACATCAAGCCATCGCATATGTAGATGATATGATTGAAAGTATCTGCAACACAATTAAAGTTGATAATTATCTAGTTGCTTTTACAGCACCTGATAATTTTCGTACTAACTTGTTGCCTTCATATAAATCTAATCGTAAATCTAAGCGTAAGCCTCTAGGTTTAAAAACTATTATCGAAGCTACGCAAGCTAGACATCCTACTATCATTATAGACAATATCGAAGCAGATGATGTTATTGGTATTATGTGTACACGAAACCCTAACACAACTATTGCTGTTAGTGGTGATAAAGACTTCGCTACCTTGCCTATTACTTGGTACAACTTTCTTAACAAAGAAACTAAAACTCTTAGTCTAGAAGAAGCGAATTACAATCACCTAGTACAAACACTCACAGGAGATAAAGTTGACGGCTTTGAAGGTATCAAAGGTGTCGGTCCTGTGACGGCTCGAAAAATATTAGATAAAGAAGGAGCTTCGTGGGCTACGATTGTCGATGCCTATCAGAAGAAAGGTCTAACAGAATATGATGCTCTTCTCACAGCTAGAATGGCTTACATCTTAAGAAACGAAAACTATATAGAAGGAGAAATTAAATTATGGCTACCAAACAAATAACATATATATCAGGACCAATGACAGGATACGAGCGTTTTAACTTTGAAGCGTTTGATAAAGCATCTCATAAACTTAAAGAATTAGGTTATAAGACTATTAACCCTGCACAGATAGCTAGAGACTTGGGGTTTGACCCTAAACAATTAGCTGATGATTGGAATTGGAATAAACTTCCTAAAGACATATCATTAGATACTATTAAAGGAGTCATCATTGATGAGTTAAGACATAACTGTAACTCTATTTATATGCTTCAAGGGTGGACACATTCAACAGGAGCTAAGGCTGAACATGCTTTAGCTGAGTGGTTAGGATATGAAATAATATATCAAGAACCAAAAGACTGTGAGATACACCAACACTATAACAAAGAGTGGTGGTTTACATTTCAACATAATACCTTTGAAGACATGAAAGAATTAACAAAGAAAAAGAACAATGATTACACAGGAGGTAGAGAACACACTAACCCCTTCGCTAATTTTGATGAAGCTGAAGGTTTTGGGATTGACCCTATTATTGGGCTCAGTCTACGTATTGGGGATAAAATGCAAAGACTGCGAGCGTTCTGTAATTCAGGGTTATCTCTTGAGACCAAGGGTGATACTGTTGCAGACATCTTCAAAGACTTAATTGGTTATTCAACGCTAGCATTAGGAATGTTGGAAAGAAAGAAAGGTAAGAACTAATATGAAAAATTCTTTTCCAACTGTAACTAGTAGTTTGCTGAAGGAGTTAAATGAAGTTTTCCCTAAAAGGGACTTCTCGACCAAGGATAGTCTAAGAGATATAGATTATCATTCAGGTCAACGCTCCGTAGTAAACTTCTTACAACATCAGTTTGAAATCCAAAACGAAAATATACTAACGAAAGAATAATATTATGTGCAAAACTCCTGATATCCCTGACCCTGTTCCACCACCTGCACCCCCTCCTCCTCCTACCAATATGGCTAGAGGAATGCGTAATCGTAGTTATACGCAACGTAGAAAAAGAGGAACAAAAACTACAGGTGTTTCATCTTTAACTGTAAGACGACCTTCAGTAAATGTGTCTTCCACAGGCACAGGTGCAAACGTAAAATATTAATTTATGCCAAGAAATCTAGGTTTCTCAGACGGCTCTTCGATGTCTGTAAATAGGACACGAGAAGCAGGTGAAAGAACTCTCGGTTTTTCCGATGGTTCTTCCCTTAAAGTAGACCGAAGTCCTTCTATTCAAGAAGATGTGGCAGGTAATTCTCGCCCTCTCTTAGGTAAATTAATAGGAGGGGCATCAGTTGCCTACTCACTTAGAGACTTAAATGATAAACAAGGCGAAAGCAAAGTTGTTAATGTAAGACGTAGTGAAGATAACGAAGAGAAAATATTTAAAGCTAAGGAAGTACCTACTATTGACAAATGGGTAAATGGTAAACAAGATACAACACTTCCTTGTGATGTATCCGAAGCCGCAGCTGCTTATAGTCTACGTAAGGTTAAGAAATCTTATAATGGTCCATTAGTTCGCTTACGCAGACCCTTGGATAATTGTGAAGTTGATGTATATCCTGATAATGATGGTAAAGTAAGTGAGACATCTAAGATTGAAAACATAGATGGCAGACTTACTACTAATGAAGCACAAGAGAAGTTAAACACATCAGCAAAAACTTTAGGTGAGTTTATTAAACCTGTAGGAGAAAACTTAGTTATTGATAATATCTCCCCTATTGTAGCTACATCTTCTAGTTCGTCTGCTCATTACAATATCCTCTCTAACACACGAGCAGGAGGTAGGGATTGTTTCTATTTTAGTGCACAAGCTTCTACACGTAGTAGTAATACAGGAGAACCATATCACAAGTATAATCAACATTATACAACTATTAGAGGTATGACTCCTAATAAGAAAATAGTTTCAGGTGAAGAGTTAATTGTTAAATATGAATATTACGTTCCTTCTATTACTCCTACAACACCAAATGGACAAGTAGGAGTTGAAAATACGTGTAGAGGACTATTGGGTCAAATACCTTATTCACCTCAAACAGTTACACCTCATAGTAATCAAGCCAAAGATATACAATTAGATACTTGGCTTGAAGGCTACACAAAAATACATGTGGGTCAATCAAATCAAACAAAAGTGTTTGATGGTATACGAGTAAGATTAGCTTTTAAATATACAGACGGAAATGTTTATTATGACACTAATAGACAAAATGATGATGAAATTAATTTAAATGGTCATGGATGTTATATAAGAAATATTCAAATATATTCTGATGTAGCAGATGCAAAAGTAGTTAGTTGGTATGACCAATCCCCTTCTTCAGATGATGCAGTACAGGTTACTAATACAAAACAACCAACGCTTGCAGAGAATGGAGTATTGCTTGCTGATGGTATATCTTTTAATAGAGATGCTAGTACCTTTTTAAATACTAGTGGAGTATTCACCGACAATAGAAGTGCTAGTATATTTACCAAAGTAAAGGCACTTTCATCAGATGCTGTCGGCTCAAATTATTTTTATACTGAAGGGTATAGTGGTGAAAATGGCTCTGTATCTCAAACCATTGGTGTTGGTATTACTGACACAGGTAACATAGCTGATATTACAGCATCTACAGATATTGCATCAAATGATGGACAAGCTTCTGCGTTAGC